CTGATAACTGGGAAGATCAATTAGCAAGGATAGAAGAACAAGAAGGCGAGTTGGTATTTTTAGCAATGACAATACCAGATTATGAAATCATGGCTTATAACATGCAAGAATTAAAAAGGTATATAAATGAACTTAAAGAAGTTGTTGTGTATTATAGAACAGTTACTACAAATACAGAGGAATAAAAATATGAAGATATCAATAGAAGGATTATCGTTAATTAAAAAGTTTGAAGGTTGTGAATTAAATTCTTATAAATGCGCCGCGGGAGTTGCAACCATTGGTTACGGAAGCACTCATGGAATACAAATGGGTATGTCTATATCTAAAGCAAGAGCGGAAGAATTATTACTAGAAGATATTTCTAAGTTTGAAGATATAGTTGATAAGGCAGTTACAGTTGCTTTAGATCAACATCAATTTGATGCGTTAGTATCTTGGACATTTAACTTAGGTGGTGGCAATCTTAACTCTTCTACTATGTTAAAAGTTATAAATGCAGGTGACTATGAAGATGTACCTGAACAAATTAAAAGATGGAATAAAGCTAATGGTAAAGTATTAGAAGGTCTTATAAGACGTAGAGAAGCAGAAGCTTTACTTTTTGCAGGCAAGGAGTGGCACGAGGTTTAATATGCCATTAACTAAATTACAATTTACTCCAGGCATCAACAAAGAGATGACTGATCTTATGGATAAAGGCGGATGGTCTGATGGTAATTTGGTTAGGTTTAGAAAAGGAATGCCAGAAAAAGTAGGTGGTTGGACTAAAGCAGTTACTGATTCTTACTTAGGAACAGGCAGAGCTTTAATAGCATGGGTTGATTTAGACTACACAAAATATATAGGACTAGGAACAACTTTTAAATACTATGTAAACTCTGGTGCAGATTATTTTGACGTAACACCAATCAGAGCTACAACAACTAATGGTATTGTCTTTGCTGCAACTAATGGCAGTACAACCATTACAGCTACTGACAATGATCATGGAGCTGTAGTAAATGATTTTGTTACTATCAGTGGTGCTGTTAGTTTAGGTGGGGCTATTACTGCCGCTGTATTAAATCAAGAATATCAAGTTACTGCTATACCAAGTGCAGATACATTTACCTTTACAGCTACAGCTACAGCAAATTCAAGTGATAGTGGCAATGGTGGATCAGCTGCCGATGCTGCCTATCAAATTAATGTAGGGCTAGATGTTTATGTGCCATCAACAGGTTGGGGTGCAGGTACATGGGGATCTGGAACCTATGGTTCTGCTAGTGCTTTATCAGAAACAGGACAGCTTAGGCTTTGGTCACATGATGCTTTCGGAGAAGATTTAATACTTAATCCTAGAGCTGGTGGTATTTATTACTGGGATGAATCAAGTGGAACAAGCGCTAGAGCTGTAGCTATTAACACTTTAAGTGGAGCTAATCTTGCGCCAACTCTAGGATTACAAACCATAGTAAGTGATATCGACAGACACGTTATTGTTCTAGGCGCTGATCCTATAATTGGTAGTGCTAGATCAGGCGCTATAGATCCTTTACTTATAGCGTTTTCAGATCAAGAAAGTATTACAAATTGGGAACCAACATCAACAAATACAGCAGGCTCTTTAAGGCTATCATCTGGATCACAAATAGTTGGTGGTCTAAGATCAAGACAAGAAATTCTTATTTGGACTGATACTGCTTTATATAGTATGCAGTTTATAGGTGCTCCGTTTACTTTTGGATTAAATCTAGTTAATGAAAACGTAGGACTTATATCTCCTAATGCTATGGTCAATGCACCTGATGGAGTTTATTGGATGGCTAGAGATGGCTTCTACACTTACTCAGGATCTGTTAAGAGATTAGTATGTAGTGTATTAAACTATGTATTAGATGATATTAATAATACACAATCATTTAAAGTATTAGCCTTTACCAATAGAGAGTTTAATGAAGTTGGTTGGTTCTATCCATCTTCTTCTTCTGAAGAAATAGATAGCTATGTAACCTATAACTACCAAGAAGGTGCTTGGAGTATAGGTAAACTTTCAAGAACAGCATGGATGGATGACGGCGTGTTTGAAAAACCTAGAGCTACAGGTAAAGATAGTGATGGCGATGGCTACTTATATATACATGAAAGTTCAGATGACGATGATGGTCAACCTATGGATAATGTTTTTATAGAGTCTGGTGATATAGATATAGAAGAAGGTAATCAGTTAGCTTTTGTAAGCAGAATTATTCCAGATGTTAAATTCTTTGGAGAATCCTCAGCAGAAGCACAGATTAACTTTGTATTAAAAACTCGTAACTTCCCTGGAGACAGCTTAACAACTAACTCAACAAGTATTATTAAAAGCACAACTCAACAAGCATTTACACGTGCTAGAGGCAGACAACTTGTTCTTAGAATTGAGTCAGATGATGATGCGACAGCAGGAAGAACTGGGTTTAAATGGAGATTAGGAGCAAGTAGAATTGATGTTAGAACTGACGGCAGAAGGTAATGGCCAAGCTTCTTGCAACTAGATTACCACAGGCAGGCAATGAGGTTGACGCAAATGTATTCAATAGATTAATAAGAGTACTTGAATTAAACCTAGGGACATTTGATCCAAACTCTACGCCACAGTTTAATGATTCTCAAATTACCACTTTAGCTTTTAATGCAGGTGATGTAATATGGAATACATCTATTGATGTTTTACAGGTTTACACTGGCAATCAATGGATACAGTTACACACTCCGAAGAATCCACAAGGCTTCGAGATGGCTGCATCATTAGGATCTGTTTCCGTACAAACAGACGGAAATATATCAATTAACGTATCTAGTTCTTATGAAGGGTGGAATATAGAAAAATGGTACACTTAAACTAAAATTGTATATAATTTAAGCATGAAGAAAATATCGCAAGGAAACAAGGGGATACAAGCATTAGCTAAAAGTAATCCCTCTTTAGTTGAAAACAAATTTGGTTATGATGTCCCAGGATTTATGTATGGCGGTATGCCTATGAGTTACATGGGCGGCGGTGATGTTCGTTATATGAATGAAGGTGGTATGCCAGCAACTCCAGTAATGACTCCAGGTTCTTCTATTTCTTCTACTAATATAAATACTCCAGATATAATACCTGGTAATCCTGAAGCTTTAGATGATGTTATGAAAGATTTTAACAAGTTTGAACAAAGTTTAGAACAAGATAATTTTGTTAGTTTTGCTGATGGTGGAATAGCAATGTTTGCTAATGGCGGAATGATGGATATGTTTAAAGATGATCCTTTTAAAGACACAGGCAGTTTTAATTTATCTAGCTCTACAGCATTAACTCCAATTCTTAATCCCGAAACAGGTAAATATGAATTATATGGAAAAGAATATGATTCATTTGAAGAGGCTATAGCAAGTAGTGTTGGTGATACAGAAAATGTAAATGATAATATTAATAAAAATAAAATGATTGAAATGGGATCTAGGCTTTTTAGTTTAGGATCAGGTGACGGAATGCCTAACACTCCAGTAATGTCACAAGGACAAATGATTAGTAGAGGCGGTGCTTCAAAAGTTCCTATGGGAATGAGAATGGGTGGTATAACAAGCATACAACCTAAATTTAATTTTGAAGATAACTTTGATATTAATGATTACATGGAAAATGTATTAGGTATTACTGGTCGTGGTCGAGGCGGTAAAGGTGGCAAAGGTATAGGAGATTTTCCTGAGTTAGAAGAACTAACAGAAGAAGAGATGGCAGAAAGACAAGCTAATGCAGCGGCAGCTAGACTAGCATTGGGCTATGGATCACAGGGCGGAGCAGGTGGCATGGGAAGAAGTGGCTATTCAGACACAACACCTGGAGCATCTATATCTATTGATGCTAGAGATGAAACACCAGATGCTTATAGATTCTATCCTAGTGAAGTTTCAAAACTATACGCACAAATGAAAGGTGTACCTTTCTCACCATTAGTAGCACCTCCTAAAGAGGCTACTTATATAGACAGTTTAAAACCTAGAAGAATACAAAGTCAGTTGTATGCAGCTGATGGTAAATTTGTAGATAGAAGTGAATTAATTACAGGCCCAGGTGGAGAGCGTGGCGATAAGATACCAGCGATGTTAAGCGATGGTGAGTTTGTTGTTAATGCTAAAGCAGTAAGAGGTATGGGTGTTGCAGCAGGCGCTAACCCACAAGATGAGTATGAACAACGCCTAGAGGGTGCACGACAAATGTATGCCTTACAAAAAGAAGGCGAACAAATGATGAGGAAATACAGATAATGGGTATATTTAGCAGCAAAACAAAACAAGCTCCACCAGCTGACGTAATAACAACTCCAGAAACAGGTTACTCTTTTGTATCTCCTTACATGGAAGACTACTCAAGAAGACTTCTTGCTTCTTACTTTGGTTCACCAGGTGAATACGAAGGTTTAATATCTCAAGCTAGAGATATACCTATAGAACAAACAGCAGGTCTTACACCATTACAAATACAAGCACGTCAAGCATCACAACAACTTGGTGGCTATCAACCCTACATGGAAGATGCAGGTAGATTACTTGGTAAACAAGAAGATGTATTAGATGAAGCATTTAGTTTCATACCTCAAGCTGAATCTGGTATTCAAGAAGGCATAGGATTTCAAAGAGAAGGATCTGATCTAGCAAGAGGCGCTGGAAGATTCTCAGATGCAGCAGAAAGAATGATCGGCACAGGAGCTGATACTGTAGCAGGCGGTATAGGAGCATTACAAAGAGCAGAACAAAGTGGCATAGGTGCTACTCAAATGTTTGATCCTAGTATGTCGCAAAACTTTTATAACCCATACGAAGATCAAGTAGTACAACAAACATTACAAGATATAAATAAACAATCAGCACAACAAGACATAGGCCTACGTGATAGAGCTGTATCCGCTGGTGCCTTTGGTGGATCAAGAGGAAGAATAACTCAAGAAGAATTAGCAGAACAAACAGGAAGAGGCGCAGCTCAAGCAGTTGGCGCTCTTAGAAGTCAAGGCTTTGGCAGAGCACAAGATGCAGCAAGACAATCCTTTGAAGCGCAACAAGGCAGACAGTCTGGTTTAGCATCTTTACAATCTGGATTAGGCGGACAACAAGCTGCTATAGGTGGACAACAAGCAGCACTAGGTAGTCAAATGGCTGGACTAGGACAACAACAAGTACAAAGAGGTCAAGCGCTAGGTGGTTTTGGATCTAACATTATGCAAGGTGGTCAACAGCTAGGTGGCTTAGGTCAGCTTACTAGTGGCATGGGACAACAGTTTGGTCAGATAGGTCAAGGTATTGCAGGTCTAGGACAACAAGGACAAGGAATGCTAGGCAACCAAATAAATATGTTGAATCAACTTGGTCAGCAAGGTCAAGCAACTCAACAAGCAGCACTGTCAAGACAGTTCCAAGGAGCACAGCAACTTGCAGGCGAGCCAATGCAAAGACTGCAACAAGGTCAAGCATTACTATCTGGATCACCAATGGGAGGAATCTCTGGTGGTACTGGTACAAGTGCTTATCAACGTGGCTCTTATCAAGAGCCAAGCACTTTCTCTAAAATATTAGGTGCGGCTGGAACTGTAATGGGAATGGGAGGATGAACGAAGGAATAATGTCAGGTATGGCTCCTGTAAGAATGCAAGAAGGTGGCGATGCTCAAGGCTTAGGATCAAGAATATTTGAAATTGGAAGTGACATGGCAAATTGGGCAACTGAGAATCCAATGGATGCCGCTTTAACAGGATTAATGTTTGTGCCTGGGCTTGGTTGGGGAACTGGATTAGCTTTAAAAGCATTACAATATGGAAGTAAAGCTAACACTCTTAGAAAAACTAAAAAAACAATGGATTCAGTTTCTAAATTATCCAATCCAAAAACAAATAAAGCTGGTATAGGTGCTTTGTTTATTGATGCAGGAAAAAACCCAGAAGAATATGGACTTGGAGGAGAAGAATCTTACAGTGATATGTACAAACCTGGGGTTGCTTATTATGATCCTGATAATGGTTACTTTGAATACGATGCTGAAGATGATGAAATTTATTTATTTGAAAATAACCAAGTGCCTGAAGGCTATACATTGGGACAATAATTATGGCATTAAGAGATAAATTAGCAAAATCAGGAATAGGATCTTTAATTAGCAAACTTAAACCTAAACCTAAACCTAAACCTAGACCTGGTACAAGTATATCTAAAACTAAAACAATAGATCCAAGGGATTCTTTTTTTCCAGTAGAAATACAACCAGCCCTTTCTTCTGCAAAAGAAATTGCAAAAAAAGTAGCCGTAAGACCAAAAAATTATAGTCCTAATGTTAAACAAGCCATAGGTAAAACTGCACTTTATGGTGGAGTGGGTGCAGGTCTTTATGGAGTTGGTTCTATGTTGAGAGATGATGAAGAAGATACAGGCCCAGGTTTAAATAAAAATAATTTTATAAAACCTCCAGAAGAAGAAAGCTCAGATAAGTTAGGAGATATTCTTAGAGAAAAAACTATGACTATTGCTAATGAAGCAGGAAGAGAAACTCCTGTATTTTTTGATTACGTAAAAGCTTTTCCATCAAGTTACCAAGAAAAAATTAGTAGAGATCCTGAGTTTGCAAAACAAATGATGGCAGGGTTCTTGGCTATGATGCAACCAAGCGAAGGCTTTGTTCCAAGAAATGCTATCTCTGACTTTGGACAAGCTGCTATGGCAGAAGGTGAAAGACAAAAAGCTGCAATGACAGATCAAGAACAGTTACTAGCAATGAGTGATGAAGATATTAAAAAACTACAAAAGATACAAGCTGGTTCTACTCCAATAGATCAAACAGCAATGGCTTCAGCAGCTGCTTTGTTAGCTCAATTTAGAAAAGAATTAACGTCCAAGAAGGACGGAAAGCTAACAGATGTTAATGGTAATGAAATAAATTTAATTAGTTTCTTAGCAATGTTTCAACAAACTGGCGGAGACATATCAAAACTAGCTGAAATGATTGTAGCTGGAGAATAACAGTGCCTTTGGTAGTTCTTGAGGATGGAAGAAGATTATTTGTAGATAGTAATGATCCTAAAGAGATAGAACAAGCAAAACAAAAATCAATGAAAAGAAAAAGAACTGGATCATCTGGTTCTTTAGCAGGAGACATAGGTAGAGGAATAGGTGCTGGTGTTTTATCCATACCTCAAGGACTTGTCACCATACCGACAACTGGTATTGATCTTCTATTTAATACAGAAGTAACAGACAATGTAAACGAATTCTTTGAAGGTATTAAACCTGAAGTAGAAGGCACTGCTGGTAAGACAGCACAA